TACGATTCAACTGTGATGCAGTTACTAACAATACCCCAAGTTCCTTCGCTAAGTTACGTAGTTCTTCTGAAACATACTTGTCCTTAATGAACTGGTCATTAGGGTTAACTTTGACACTGACTGGCATAACTAGGTCAAGATAGTCAATCATAACAAAGTCTACTTTGATACCAGTCTGAATTTGCACTTCTTTGATATATGCACGAATAGCATTGACGTTACTTTGTGCAGGCAATGCCTTAACACGATACTGTCCCATCTTTTTGCCATTCATCTTTACTCGCAAGGCAGTGTCTTCTAAGTTCTTGCGAATGTCTCTAGTACTCATGTTAGTCAACATTGCGTCAGTACGCAATGAAGTCAATTCTTCTGAAAGTTCTAGTGAGATATAAACACCACTAAGTCCCTGACTTAACCAGTTAAGTGCAATGTTCATCATGACCAATGACTTACCTGAACCTGAACCACCTGCAAAGATGTTTAGTTCACCACGACTCATGCCACCATACATGAGTTTGTCAAGTTGAGGCCAACCAGTAGACACCTGACCACCTTGATTGAAATACTTGTTCAATCGTTCTTGTGGGTCAGCAAAGTAATCAGTACCCATGTCACGTTGCAAACTAATCTGTACTGCATCCTTGATTAGTTTTTCAACTGGATCAAAGTCACCCTTCTCAAGAAGGTCAGCAGACTTCATAATTGCACGTTCAAGTTCTTGACGCTTAGTGAATGCTTCGAACTCTTCTAAGAACCAATCATTGTGACCTTCGCCTAAGTCAGGAACAGGCTCAACATCAATGCCTGTCGTTGCCTTAATCTGTAACGGATCAGGTAACAGACTATACTTGGCTGAGTGTTCAACTAGTAACTCCGCTACGGGACGCAACTTACGGTCAAAGTTTTCGGGATTCATGATGTTCATGACCCGTGTATACAATTCAGCGTTTGTTACCATCATGCGCAAAAACAATGTTTGCACATCGGTGTTATACTCTTTTAGCAAGTTTCCTCCGTTGCATTTCTATCTTAATTTTACTATTAGTGGCGTTCTGTAGTATACTTAGTAGGGTAGGCAGTCTGCCATATTTAACCACTGCGTCTGCTGCATCCTTAATATCATCACCCCAATTTGGAATACTAACATAGAAGCCCAAATCAATTGCTCTATCGCAAATCGTTAATCCTGTTTTATCTTGGTCAGGAACTACAATAATCTTGCGATTTAAATTATGTAATATTTGTGCCTGTTCATCACTGATTGTATCATGTGTCAATGCACATGCATTCAGTGCCAGTGCATCAAAGATACCTTCGACAACTAAACACACTTCCCATTCGGGCTTTTGTAAGTCATATCCAAACACATAGCCTTGCTGTTGTTCTTTGATATACTTAGGTGTGCGATTGTCTAGGTATCTGCTAGTGTGACCCACTACTTTATTTTCAAAAGTATAAGGTATGATGATACGATTACTGTTTCTGCCCACTTCATCGGGAGTAATCATAAAGGGATATTCGTCATGACTGAATCCCCTACTGTTCAAGTATTCAACGAATACCTTATGCTGTTCATTATTAGGATCAATTAATACTGCATCTTCAGGCAATGTTGTTTCTTTGAACTTAACCTTTTGTTTGTTCTTCTTTACTTTGACATACTCTAACAAGTCTTTATGCTGTAGACTTTCTAGGCTCCACTTAGTAATCTGCGTATCATCTACGCCTGCCCATTGCAATAGTTGTCTAGTATTCTTGCTTAAGTTCTTTCCTAATTGAAAGCCACACTTGAAGTTGCAATTGAAACAGTGATATGACCAATTGTATTCACCATCAAACTTGATACCACCACGCTGCCTACGGTCAGGCTTATGCCCACGATGATGGCAGCATAGTGCATTGAAACTATGCCATCCACTTTGCGTGAGTTTCTTCTTGCCCGGTATAACCGTGAGGATATCAAACATGTTTATATTGTAACAAATCTGATAGAAAAAGCAAGTGTAAAGGTTATATTATCTAGCCAAAATGTTAGTCACAGCACCAGCATTGCTCATGAACTGCATCTTGACAAATGGATGATAACCCCTAATGGTATACCCATAAGTATCACTAGTGTTAGCATAGGTGTGAGTAGTGATAGGATACCATTCAGTATCGGGTTGAGTTGAGCCTAAGATAGTTACATCACCATTGAACTCAAAGTACGTGGTTTGAATGGTAAGGATAGGATTATCTTCGGTATTGATTACGCTACTGTAATAAGTGTTTCCATTTGGTAATGGATTGTTGTTAATATCTAGATTGGGGAAAGGTTGGCCAGTTGGAATAGTAACATTTGCTGAAGGGACAAATGAAGGCAATACAGAGTTGACAATATTCATGTCGCCACGTGCGCCCGCATTTTGGTCTACGAATACAGGATAGTCGAAAGACCCTACAGGAATCTCTAATGAATAGTATGCTTTTTGTGGGTTGATGTTTTCAATTTCTGCTGCATTTAGATTCAATGATGCGATACCAGTCAATGCATAATCTAGGTCTAGTGTCTTGCTAATCAAGACCTCAGTTCCATTATTGTTTAACACACGACAAGTAATGCTTTTGCCTGTGATATCTACTGGCTTCTGTTCTTGGTTTAAGAACTGAAACTGAATTCTGTTATCTACCCCTTTATTGAGGGTCAATGGTTTAGCATACTGTGGCATATATTTCCTCGGCGAATTACCTGTGAGGAGGACAACTATTTGTCTCGGGATATAATAAAAAACAGATGTTGAGTACACAAGTATCGCTCCTTCATGTATTTAGTCATGTAAATATGAAAATATTAAGTTTGGTTTTCCCAGATTAAATATACAAAGACTATGAACGCTAACGACTTTTTCAAAAAACTCAGTGAGAACCACCCGTTCATTTCGATTTGTACCTATGCGCAACAAGACTATGTTGGAATTATACAGAACCGAGATGACTTGGTCACAACAATGTACGATTACGGAGCAATTGCTTCCGCTGACCTAAGGGCTAAGTTCTTAGAATTAGGAGATATATGGTGGTGGGAAAGCAATCGTGCTATTCCTATCAATCTATTCCTAAAGGAAGAGTGGATAGTATTCAAACCCTTCCTAAGAACTTTCAATAACAAGAGCCTAGAAATCGTACATGGTCCAGTAGTCAGCATGACTGACTTCACAAAAAAGAGGACCAAACGCCGTAGTATTACACTAGTTAAACGGGTGCCTTAAACTTCTTTTGCTTCTTTTTGCGGCGTTCCTTGGCCATCTGTAGGCCTAGGTTACTAACACGCTGGTCAAATGTCACACCCATCAGATGGTCAAACTCATGCAAGAATACACGTGCATGTAATCCATCTAATTCTGCTTCTACTTCTTCCCCGGTCACTGTCTGATATGTGACTTTTACTTTGCTAGGACGCTTGACGTTTAGCCATAGATTGGGGAAACTTAAACAACCCTCTTGACTCATTTCACGGTCTTCGCTTAGTGCTACAATCTTGGGATTGATACATGCAATAAGTTCTTCGGGGTTACCCATAATGAGAATGCGCTTGAGTACCCCACATTGTACTGCTGATAGACCAATGCCACCATGTAAGAACATGACCTTGGCCATTTCTTTAATTAGTTCACTGGGGTCGCCGTCAGCACGAAAGTTCCAGTCTTCCGATAATTCAAGTAGTTTAGGGTCATTCTCTTTAAGTAGTTCAAGTTCCATGTTGTTCTCTCAGTAAATTCATATGTACTGCCACAAGATGTGCATAAGCAATCGCATGGCTCTTTTTGAAACTATAGCCCGTATGGTCTTTCTCCCATACAGTCTCGTTCACTTCTTTCCATGTACGACCAATCAAATGACGTTTAGCAGGACGAATCACTGCTAGAAACATTGCTAGTCTAGGAATAGTATTAACAGGCTCGGGCATCTTCCTGAGGTTATCATATTGGTTGCCCAAGTGAATTAATTTCTCTACAAACTCTTTGCTATTTAATAGCGACCAATCAGGTTCTTGCATCAATCTAGTTAGATGCTCTTCATCTTTAACTTGATTGTAAACGTGTACGTTAAGTAAGTCTAACTTAAAGTAGCCGCGCTTTTCTGCTTCGTCATAGTCAATCGCTGCCAT